ATCCCAGTATTATTCCTGATCCAATGAAAGTCTAACTCTACCTTCACCATTCCCTTCCTTTTAGTAAACTTAGTCAAAAACATAGATTTACCTTCTGGAAGATACTTCACATTATTAGCAGGAATATATCTTATGACTCTAGAAGGGGACATCTTCTTCTAAATCAGCTTGCTTAGAAGGTGCTGCAGAGGTGTCTGTATGAAATACTCTTACATTACCTAAAATAGGTGTTTGAGTTCCAGCCTCACGCTCTTCTTTAGTTGTAGACTGACTAATAAAACCATTGTTACCGTACTGGTCTGCAGTGTCAGTATCTACCCATGTTGTTAAATCTAGATATGTACCTTTTTCACCTTTGTACAATCTTTCTTTATCAATCTTAGTTACATCTATTCTTACGCTTACGCCTAATCTGGCCATATTGTTTCTCCTTAAAAAAATCTAACTTTGTTAGCATCTGCTGTTCGATAATTATATATCTTCTCCACCTTCTCTAGATATTTTTTCATCGTAGCCTCTTTTTTTAATCCAGTTGGTTGTAATCTCAACTTTCTTAAAAATATTTGATGGTTATACTTTTTGTCTTTAAAAAGTTTTAACATACAATATACAAAACTTCCTTGTTTGTAATCTTCAAAAAACTCACCTATTTCTGAAAGTTTTTTTGCTTTTCTGTATGCTCCATCTAAATCTGTTACTTTAAATAATCCCTTATCAAAATCTCTTTTATGTTGCCCAGTTCTTGCTAAAGAATTTGTTAATAAAGCCATAGAAGAATTATATGAATGTCCAGTATCTTTTTGAAATTCTCTAAACAACAAATAATCTCTATATCCTAATTTACAATAACTTTGTAAATATTGTTTGTATGCCCAATTTGCAGAATTTGTATTTAATCTTTGTACATCTTCTAATTTTAAATTAGGAATTATAATAAAATAAATGGCAAGATTTAAAGATTTTGCAGCTAAAAATCTATGTTGTCCATCTATTATTTCATATTTGTCATTAACAATGATTGGCACAGGAATATATTTTTCATTCATAGACTGTTTTATTCTTGTTAAATTTTCTTTGTTAATGTCTCTATTTCCATCAATAAAACTAAATTGATCATAATCTTTTGTTTGCAAAACCTTAACGGATTCTTCAAAATTTGATCTGAATAATTTAGAGCTATTGGCCACAAAGGCTTGGCTTAATGTATTCATTATTTCTCCTTTTTATAAATAGGTTTCCTCGAATATCGAGGTGGTTCAACATCATCTCTTACATACTGGACAAACTCTTCCGCCTTCGGTATGAACCAGTCCATAAAAGACTCATCATAGAACACCATCTCTTTCGAGGTTTCATTTGGTGTCCATATGTAAAACCAGCACGCTTCTGCTCCAACGCAAAACATCTGTACCTGCATTTGGAAATAGTAGCGTTCTGGAATCTCTGGATAAATTTTTTGAGTAAACGGACATTTTATCTCTAAAGGTATTTTTCCTAAAAAACCATCAGGTGAAGCACCTAGTGGTCTATCAGGATGTACTATTAATTTATTACCTTCACGACAAATGCCCTTCATCTCATCTTCAAACGCTGCAAGAGCTATAGGCTCATGATCGTTTCCCCACTGAGTCATTTCATTACCCTGAAAAGGTTCTGCACGACCAGTCTTTTCCCTCCATAACTTTTGTCTTTCGTAAACAGCCGACCATGCTTGGCTGGCTGTCACGATAGAATTACGAAGTTTTTTATTACTAAGATGCGAACTCATCAGTTTTCTTTCTTATTTGATTTCTGGTTTCTGGTTTTAATGTATACCAGTATTTTAATTTACCATCTTTTGAAAGATCTTTCAAAATAGTAATGTGATCATCAATACTTCTAATATCTTCTTTAGGCTGAGGTTTAGCTTCAGGTCGATCAATCTCATCTTCTGAGTAGATAAAACCATGCAGGCCTAAGAGTTTAAGAACAGCTCTATCAACTGCACGTTTTTCTGCCATTGCAACGGTGTAGCTGTTTTTACAATTGTGAGGTGCTGCTTCACCATATGTTGTTACAAATTGTTTGTCTAATTTAGCAATACATTTAATAACAGCAATTTTATTTTTAGTATCAAACTCTACTTCATGCAACTCATACTGGATGTTGTTTTGTGCTGCAGCAATTTCAATCCACTTGTGATACATCACCCAAGTACCGTGACAATCCCACAAACATTCTTTCCAGTCGAAGCCTTGCTTTTGCAAGACTTCTTTTACTCTATCATCAATTTTTTTCTTAACGGCCATCGTTCTGCTCCTGTTCTTCTTGTTCTTGTTGTTGACGTTCACGGTCATCCATTCTATCACCCAGCTGACTTAGTTCGTCAGTGAGTGACTGGATCTGCCATGTGATGTATTCAAATTTTTCTTTTTGGTTCATTATGATCTCCTTACAGCTTCGTCTTTTAGATACTCAATAGTATCGTTATCAAGTCTAGCTAATAAACTTAAACCATTTTCGTATGGTGTAATATCACGCTGATCGTCAACTTCTACTTCTTCTAGGTCAACAATAAGTTCTGTAGGATAACCTGACTGTGATTCTTCTTTGATATTTGCAAACACTTTGATGCCCAAATCAAACTCACGGTATTTATCTTCTACTGTGATTTCTGTGTTAAATGTTACTTGTTCCATAAATTTCTCCTTTGTTAAAATAAATGTTACATATATAACTATACACTTTTTTTTATTTTTGTGTAAAATTATTTTGTATATAAAATTAGTTGACTCTATATCTATAAACTGATAAATTCTCAAAAGGTAAATATTTTTTTTAATTAATTTGGAGACAAGATGAATTACCAAGATGCAATAAGTAAGTTTGATGGCAACATTAGCGCAATGGCAAGAGCGTTAGATGTTTCTAGACAAACTATATACAACTGGGCCAGTGATGGACAATTACCAAAATACAGGGCGATGCAACTTGAATACTATTTACAATCTGCAAAGGTTTAGTCACGAAGTTGTAGATAGAGATGGGTTCTCTTTGCGTAGATTTTATAGCTATCAAGCAGCAAGAGACTTTATCTATAACAAACCAGACTATAAAGTAAGTAAGATCAAATTTGACATTAGCCAATTTAAGGAGGCATTATTTTGAAAGTAAGAAACTGGGATAAATTCCAACCAACAATGAAGGATAGGAATGTGATTTGGATAAAATTATATCGGCAGATATTAGAAGATTATGAGTGGCATAATTTGTCTTCAGACAGTAAAGCAACATTAATTGAGATACTTTTATTAGCATCTGAAAACAATGGTCAACTACCTGAAGTCCACAAGATCGCCTTTAGATTAAGGAAGACAGAGGATTTCATTAACAAGCAGATCAGTCTGTTATCACATTGGTTACAACTTGATAACAACTTGATAACAACTTGTGAACAAGATGTTGCCCTAGAGAAGAGTAGAGAAGAGAAGAGTAAAACATATGTTCGTTTCGATGATTTCTGGAATACATTATTACCTAAACGCAAAGTCAACAGAAAAGGTTGTTTAGAGAAATGGAAAATTCATAATTTAGATTCAGAGGCTGATGGCATCATCACATGGGTTAAGCAAATGAATACAACTAAAGAATGGAAAGAGGGATTTAATCCATCACCAGAAGTTATGATTAACCAGAGACGGTGGGAGGACGGAGTTAATTTAGGTGAAAAAGTAAAATATGATTGGGATGGTGCAATATGATTGAACAAACTGCTGGTGAAATAATAAACCAACTTACAATAACAAAAGAGCAAGTGCATGGATATGAAAGTGAGTATGTAGAAGATTTTTTAATTAAAGATACATCGAGTTTTGCTGATGCTGTAGTAGATTACTATTATAAAGAAATGAACTCTGGTAAAAGTTTAGGATTATCAAAAATGGATCAGGGTTTTGTTGCTAGACCAGCAGAACTTACTTTAGTTACAGGCATATCATCACATGGTAAAACCCAGATGCTTATGCAATGGATAAATCAATTATCTAAAGATTCAAAATGTTTGTTGATGTCTATGGAGATGAGGCCAGAGATTTCTATTGCGAGGCTTACGAAAATTGCTCTTGGTCGAAATTCTACAGGATCACCACCAACTGAAAAATTTATTAGGGATTATTGCAATGAGAAAAAGGAACAGATTTATATTTACGATCAGCAGCAAGAGACAACCTCTGCAGATATTTTTGCTAGTCTCATTTACGCCAAAGAAGTGCTGGATTGTAAATTTGCTGTAATTGATTCTTTGATGACTGTAAGTGACGTCGGCGAATCTGATCAAGGATATAATGAGCAGAAAAAATTTATCAATAAATTATCTGTTTTATGCAAGGCATTAGATATACATATTTTTTTAGTAGCTCACTTAAGAAAAGTAACTGACGAATTACAAGCACCAGATGCCCAAGCTATTTACGGATCAAGTAATATTAGAAATCTTACTGATAATATTCTTATGGTGTATAGAAATAAGCTAAAAGAAAAATGGGCAATGGAAGGTGAGAAAACAGAAGAAGAATTAAGAGGTGTTCCAGATTGTATAGTTTATATCCAGAAACAAAGAAATTTTCCATATGAAGGAAAGTTTAATTTTTACTTTAACAAACATAGTTTAACTTATCAGGAGAGTCCATCATGAGTGTGAATGAATTTATAAAAATCTTAAAAAAATCTTTTCCAAATGCGGTATACAAAGCCACATCTAAAGATGGTATAGTATTTAAATCGAAAGGATGGGACGATGAGATACAGTCTAACAAAACACAATCTTAATAGTCTGATCCAGAAGCTGAAGGGTTTGGATTTTTCTAAAATGTGGAAGATTGAAATTAAAGAAGGTAAGTACAGTAGATCTATAGATCAAAATAAATATCTATGGCACTTGTATAGAATACTTGGAGATCATTTAGGGTACGATCCAGAAGAGTTACACGAGTTATTAACTTACAGATATTTAAGAGAAGAAAAAGAGATTAAGAATGAAAAGGTCATTGTCATTACTCGAACTTCAACTTTAAATACTCAGGAGTTTAATGATTATATTAAGCAAGTTAAGTTTTTTGCATATGAATATGGATGTAAATTACCAAATATAGAAGATGTATCGCTCTAAAAAACTATTAGTTTTATTAAGAGAATTACCTTGTATGAGTTGCGGTTCAATGGATGGTACAGTT